TTAGAAAGGCAGGGTCATGTCATCCACAAGGGTTGGACGAAGACCCCGAAAGGCGTGAAAATCAGAACTTATTACATGGGAGCTTGAGATGTACGAACAGAAACCGAACAGCGGTGCGATCTTCAACAATGGGAAAAAGGAAAAGGACAGCCACCCGGATATGCGTGGCGACTTCAACATCGACGGCCAGAAATACTCTATCTCTGGCTGGTGGAAGACTGGCAAGAAAGGAGAGTTCCTTTCTGTAAGTATTCAAGAATGGAAGTCTCCCGAACTTTCCAAGCAGGTCGAAACCAAGCCGACGCGTAGACAGCCTGTCGTTGCCAAGGATGACTTTCCAAACGACGAGATTCCGTTCTGATGCGTGTCACCAGAAAGCAGATTGAACTGATTACCATGTGGTATCCCGAGTTGACCCAAGCCGAAATCGCTCGAAGGCTTGGGATCAACCGCCAGAAGGTTCACTATCACCTAGAAAGGACTGGCGCGATCCTTCCTGGCAAAAAACCAGAACGTGATCCGGGAACCGGGAAGTACATGACCGCAGGCGATAAAGCCGACGCGCAGTTCTACCGAGAAATAAATCCAACCATGGTGAAATTTGCCAACATCTTGAGGCCAACTAATGCAATCCCAGAACCAGTTAAAAGAAAACGAAAAGCTACGCGTGACGATAAACCAGCAAATCGAGGAGTTCTTCCGGAACGGGGGGAAGATAACCAAACTGGAGAATGAGCATACCCAAGACCCGCCCGCAGCGCGAAACTTCGTCATCAATGCAAGACGCCGCCCATCCTAAGCGACCGTGGAAGCTGGCAGCCGAAATCTGCCAGCTATCCCTTGAGGAACGAAGAAAGGCGTTAGACCTGATCGACCCGATGTTCCGAGATCAAGTCAAAACCCACTTGTTAAACTATTTCGAGCGCAGAAAACATGGAAATAAGATTGCTCGCCCATCTCGCGATGGAGATGGTCAAAATGCGGGCCGATATCGAAGCCGGGAAGACTATTGAGCTTTCATGGTCGGCTGAGAAGGGAAAGACACCCACCCAACGAAATGCTTTGCACGTTTGGCTAGAACTGCTCGCGGATGAGCTGAACGCCGGAGGTTTCGACCAGACGGTTTGGTTCAGGAAGTACGCGAAGGCTGGGATTTCGTCGAGGTGGTCGAAACACTCGGTGAAGGAGACTTTTTACAAACCAGTTCTGGAATCCCTGACTGGGAAAACCTCGACGGAGGAAATGAATACCGTCGAGCCAAGCGAGGTCTGCCAGATTGTAGGGCAGGCACTCTCCCAGCGATTAGGAATCACTACACCGGCATGGCCGACGAGGTTTGAATGTTCATCAAGCGACTAGCAGCAGATTCGTGGTTCTCCCGGTGCGTCCGAGAGGCGGCAAAATGGAAGTGCCAGCGGTGCGGCGCGCAGCATGATCCTGGCTCACAAGGGCTTCACTGTGCCCATTTCATGACGAGAGGCAAGTGGGCTACCCGCTTTGATCCTTTGAACGTGGCGGCCCTCTGCTACGGTTGCCATTCGTTCATTGACTCCCGACCCTATGAGAAGGCCCAGTGGTTCGAGGACTTTCTGGGAAAGGACGTTGCCCAGATCATCCGTGAGAAGTCCGAGAATACAAAACATGGTTTGAAGAAATGTTTAAAGGAAATTACGAAACACTACAAAGCCGAACATGAGCGAATCCAGCAGGCAAACCTCGACGGGGTGCCGAATGTCACCGTGGTTGGTTTCCTATGAACCTGAAACAGTGCCCAAGATGCAAAGCGAATGCCGAAGAACTGGTGATCGTGGTCAAGGAAGAGCAGGGAGAGATCAAACCCTGCAAACCTTGGCGGAAAGGATGGGTCTGTTTTGAGTGCCAGCACTTCGATCCTGCGATTGGCCGAGAAAGACTAGTTGATAGGCTGGAGTGATATCACTGTGATACCATTGTGGCCCATAGCCTTTTAACTGATAATTGTCGAGCCTGTTGCTATGGGAAGCCGAAACATGGTTGAGTGGCCTGCCGCGTTAAAGGGACTGGCGATCCTGGTGAAACATCCTTTGGCGGTCTGCTCGGTACTAGGCTCAATGGCCGGTGCGGCAGTGATTGCTGCTTACAGCGGGCGGCAATGGGTAAGAATCTTTTTCACCAATACAGCGGCCGCAATCGCCGTGACCCCAATGGTAATAAGGCTGGCAGGCCAAGAGCCGACCTTAGACACCTATGCAGGATTTGCCTGCGGAGTGGCTATGGCAAGTCATGTTGTCATCAAGATCGTGGCCGACAAGCGAATACATAACGCCATCGTTGACGCGGCTACTCGCCAAATCGAACGGTTTGGCGACAAAGATAAAGACAAAGACAAGTGAAGCCGGAAACTCTCAAGAAAATCCTTCCTACGGCGCTTTCATTCCTGCCGGTGGCAGACTCGCAAGAAGCGCACGCCATTTTGATCGCGATTGCTTTGCAAGAATCAGGACTCAGAACCCGTCGGCAGTTGGGAAACGGCCCAGCGAGGGGTTACTGGCAGTTCGAGCAAATCGGAGTGAAGGGCGTACTCGACCATCCAAGCATCAGGGTAAAGACCATGACGCTTGCCTTGTGTACTGATTTCGACTGCCAGGCTTCCGCAGAGGCTCTCTGGGGCGCGATAGAGCATAACGACATACTCGCCATTGCCGTAGCGCGAATACTTCTTTGGACGCATCCTGCGCCGCTTCCGAAGCGGTTGCAGTGCGATGCTGCATGGGATTATTACGAGAGCTTGTGGAGACCCGGCAGACCTCGACCGGAAAAGTGGGATGCAAACTGGGAAAAGGCATGGTCAGTATGCGAATCAGCTACGAGTTAACAGACTACGGAAAGCTCGGCAGGCTTTTGGAGCCGCTGGAGTTCATTACGCCGATCCAACTCTACAGCGCGAAGATTCCTTGATTCCGTGGGAATGCAGGGCTATGGCTGACAAATACTTCAGGGAATTGCTGAAGGAAGGCGGAACAAGTTTTATGCGTCGGTGGTGGTGTTACGCAGGCGTCAGGTTTTACAGCACGCTGGTTGCGAGGTGGAAATGAAAATTCTGATCTTGTTACTTTTGGTGGCACTAGCTGGATGCCAGTCGATAGACCTTGAATCTTCGATTGGGGTCGATCCTACCGATAACGCGTTGATCTGCGCGTCGGTCAATGTCGATCCGGCGTGGTCGGAAAGCTCGGCGACCTACCGGAGAATCGAACTGCCCCAAGGCTACAGCGTAACCCCGGAGCAGCTTGCTCAACTACTTTCGGCGTGCCCGTAGGTAAGGCGGTACGAGAGTGAGATATGGATACCCCCTGTAGAGTAGTGTGTTGGTTTAGTTGCGGAGCCGCCAGTGCTTATGCTACTTGGCTTGCTAAAGAAAAATATAAGCAAGTAGAAGTAGTATATTGCAAAGTCATTGAGGAACATCCTGACAATATGAGGTTTCTGAGGGATTTTGAATCTTTGATTGGTCAGCCCGTTACTATTATTGGTGATGAGGCTGTTGGCTATTCAGCGTTGCAAGTGATGCGTCAAAGGAAGTTCATAAAGAACGAACAAGGCGCTCCATGCACGATGTTATTAAAAAAGCGGCAGCGCCAGTTGTATCAAAAGCCCAATGACATTCAGGTCTTTGGATATACTTGTGAAGAACAGAACAGAATAGACAGATTTATAGACAGCAACAATGATGTCAATACCTTCTTCCCATTATCGGAAAATAACATTACTAAGCAAGATTGTCTTGAATGGCTGAGTAAACAACAAATTGAAATACCTGTTATGTATAAACTCGGCTATCAAAACAATAACTGCGTTGGTTGTGTGAAGGGAGGGATGGGTTATTGGAATGCCATAAGAGTTGATTTTCCCGCTGCCTTCGACAGAATGGCTAAATTAGAAAGAGAATTAAGCCATGCTATAAACAAAGACAAAGAAGGCGCGGTATTTTTGGATGAGTTGGCGGCAGATAGGGGTAACTTTAAAAGAGACCAGCCTCCAGCTTGTGGGTTCACCTGCGAATGGAAGCAACAGGAGCTTTGGTGATATTTAGAATGAAAGTACCGAGGCCCAAGGCAGTGAAGAAAAGAAGCAAGCAGTCGCGATTGCTCTGGACGTAGCACGACGGGCGAAAAAGAAACGAGGAAAAATCGAATGAAATATCTGGTACTCGCACTGGCCCTTGCGGCCGGTAATGTCTACGCACAAACCACCTGCCGTAATGATGGTTTCGGCAATGAGGTATGCACCTCGATGAACGGCGGAAGGACGGTCTACCGCAACGATGGGTTCGGAACGATCCAGGGGTCGGACGGTACGCGGATGCGCAACGACGGATTCGGCAACACGACCCTGACTCAACCAAACGGCGGGTCGACGACGTTTCGCAATGACGGCTTCGGGAACGTCCGAGGATCGGACGGGACGACCATCCGCAATGACGGGTTTGGGAATACGGTTATCACGAACCCCAACGGCTCACGGACAACCTGTCGGAATGATGGATTTGGGAATACGAGGTGCCAGTAATGCCAGCGGGGCGGCCCTTGAAGTTCAAAACGCCTGAAGAACTACAGAAGGCGATTGATAGCTACTTTGCCCAGTGCGATGAAAAGAACCCTCCGCTGATGTCTGGTCTCGCCTATCATCTTGAAATGACTACGGAAAGTCTTCGTAACTATCAAGACAGGGACGAATTTTTTGGTATTGTAAAAAGAGCCAAGCAGAGAGTAGAGATTGCGGTCGAGAAGAACCTTCAT